GAACATTTAATATTCCTGGAATTACTACTTCTAATTTTGTTCTGAAAATCTTCACCCAATTAGCAGTATCCTCCATCAGGTCTGGAGATTTACCCACCAAATCTACTTCAAGTTGCTCTACTGCCGCAACGTGTTTTGGATTCTTTGGGTCGTAGTACTGAAAGAAGTTATGAAGGTCTATTCGCATTATTAGTCTCCTAAGTATTCAAGTGAAAAAACATCGTGTTCTGAGATATCGGGGTTCATCCATTCTCTAAACTCTGCCTGAATTGCCTGAGCGTCTTCGACACTCTTATCTTCACATAATGTATGTATGCGATCAACTGCCCAATCGTGAGAAGACCTAAGAGTTTGTTCCAGTAGCGTCATCATAATAGTCTTTCCGAAAATATCTAGAGAGAATATTGCTATTATAGTATGCCGGAACCCCAGAGTCAAGTGATTCGGTCAGTACATTATTTAGAAAAAGTTGTCTTGTTTCCTCAAAGTTACATTTACCTTTTGTCTTATGAAGACTTATAATTTCTCTACTGAAGAACTCCTTGCCGTATTTGATTATATCTTCTTTTAATTCTGGGCAAGAACCATAATAATTTTTCCAATCAGATTCTGACTTTACTTTTCTCTTTTTTCCTTTTGGGGTTCTGAACTGCCAAAGGTACTTGCGTCCAATATAATTTCTACCGGTGGTCTTACAGGATATGAGATATACGAATCCAAAATAATCTTCTATATGGTTTGATTCAAAAATCTCCCCATTATATCTCCAAGGATTCTCATAGCTCATTTAGTAGTCTTATAGAGCTATTATTTATCCTTCAACGGAGACAAACCTAGTCTAGCAATAAAAAAGCACCTTGTCAAGAGGTGCTTTGAGTTATGTTAGGATTTTAGATTATAAACCTAACATTTTCTTCAGTTGTTCTCTTTTTGAATCTTCACGCTTATTGCGTTCTCCAAATAAATCGTCTCTACGACTTTTTAGACGACCTCCCATTCTTTTTGCCTTCTCTTCTCTTTCGCCTCTTGGAAGTTTATTCAATCCTTTACTTCTACCTTGATGTTGATTATCAAGAACATTTTGTGCTTTATAAGTCGTCTTTACACCTTTATCAATTTGCTTATCAGATTGGTCTGCCGCTGTCTCAACAATAGTTCCAATAGTTTCGGCATCCATTACCAACATTACATAATTTGCCTCTTCTACGGTGTCTGTGTGCCCTTGTGAGAGGAGATACTCAAGCACAAGGTCATAGGCATCATATCCATAAGAGTCGGTAGTAAATGTCTTTTTACCAGTATCATCATAAGTTACACTACCCTTTTTTCCACCAAGAGTTGCTGCATATTTTGTTCCGGAAGTAACTGTTCCTCCTTTACCACCGGCAGCGTTCACTACTTTCCCTGTGGATTCTCCAGGTTTCTCTGAAGATGAGGGTTCTACTTTTGCAGATGGTGTTGCTGGTTCTCCTCTAAGTGCTGGTCCGAGTTTTCTTGTTTGCTCCAAACCTTTACCTACTGCTGTTCTTCCAGCTCCTCTTGTAAGTAATTCATCTGCTGTTAATGCACCAAGACCAATAGCTCCATACTTTCCACCCTTAGTTACTACATTTTTTAATACAGGTTTTGCTCCAACCTTTGCTACATTTAATCCTCTTGCCCCATAACCTAATAATGCTTTACCTACAGCTGCCCAATTCTCAGTTACATAATTCTCATACATCTCTTCCCAAGTATAATCACTTAGATCATAACCTTCTTCTAAAAGTGAATTAACCCAGTTCTCAACTTCTTCCCATACTTGCTCTTCTGTCAATTCTTGGGGAGCATATACTGCTTGATATGCCTCCATCAAGTCTACAATTTCTTTTGACATATGAATAAACACTATTTTCAATTATTTATAAAAATTAACCTCCCGGCTTCAATTTAACACCAAGTTGTTTGTTACGAGAAGCATCACTTGTAGCAGCTGTCTTAAGTTTTGCGGCAGCAAGTTTAGCATCATTTGCCTTATAAGCACCGGCAAATAAAGACCTACCAACTCTTTCTAATGGATTGGATGATGTCTGAGCAAGAGATTTTGTATCTGGTTTTTTATAAACTGCTTTTCCACCTTTATATGCAAGATATCCGACACCCTGCTTTCCTGTTTTTGGATCCGTAACAACAGAAGTCTTACCCAATTGAGCGGTTTTTCCGCCACTTGTAATCGTATTCTTTTTAGTATCAAAGGAAGTCTTTCCGCCGGTTCCAACTAATGCACCACCAGATTGACTCTTACGATTATCAGTTGCAATTTGCTTTCTTCCTACTGCATTTGCTCCGGCAACAGTATCAAATGCCTTACCTGCAGCAGCGGCTCCTGCTGCTTGCCCAGCATATCCACCGACTGCGGTTCCAACTGGACCAGCAAGAGATCCTGCAGCACCACCGGCAATACCACCACCAACAGCTCCTAATGCTGATGCTGTGCCTTTGGCTAGAGATCTTAACCACCCAGAACCCCTAGATTTCTCAACTGCGGTATCAACTACACCGGATAAAACACCACCAGACTTCAATCCCGGAACACTACCAGGTTTGAAGTTTTTAATATTTTTTGCATTATTTTTTACCGTCTGAAATGCACCGGGACCTTTTCCTGGATTTGTTGTGCTTCTTGGAGTTTCAGTTCTTCCAGTACCAGGACCTCTGTACTGATTTGGGTTTCTTCCGGAAGATGGGGTTGTGGTTGAACTTGATGGAGGAGGTGAAGATGTTCCTCTTCCACCACTTCCACCAGAAGGTTGTGAAGGTGGAGTGGATGATTTAGGAGGTGTTTTAGTTTGTTGTGTCGTATCAGAAGGTTGTGAAGGTGGAGTGGATGATTTAGGAGGTGTTTTAGTTTGTTGTGTCGTATCAGAAGGTTGTTCAGGTTGTGGTTGAGGTTTTCCACCAAAAGGAGAATCTGCTTTGTTACCACCAGGAACTGTAGTATTCTTAGACCTATTACGCAATAATTCTTCTTTAGCTTTTCTTCTAGCCTCTGCTCTTTCCTTATCAGGATCAAAACCCCTTTTAAGGTCTCTTTGTCTTATTCTTTCCTGTTCGGCAGCATCTCCAGTATATGTAGCGTCTTTTACAGCATCTCGTGCCTCTATCATAAACTCTCTAAAACTTTTCATTTATTTCTTACTTTTTTAGTTATTTATAAAAAAACCCCTCCTGGTGGAGAGGTCTTGTGATTACTTGAAAAATAATATCAACCTTCTTTTTTTGGCATTTTAGCACCAGAAGTGTGCCTTTCAGTGCCTGCAGCATCTCTATAAGTTTCTCTTTCTCTTCTTGGTGTTACATAACCTACTCCAGGGACATTTCCAGTTTGTCCTCTATCTCTGGCAGCATTTCTTTCTGCTGCTCTTTTCGCTGCTCTTTGGCGATTCTTATCGTAGTTGTCACCCTCATTTAAAATACTCTCTCTCCACTCTTCACTCATATTTGCCATAATAGCAAGTGCCGATTCTTCAGTATCGGCATAACCTTCATCAAGAAGATGACCTTTGATTACATCAAATGGGTCAAAATGAGAAACCATACTGCCGGGTTTTTTGGAACCAAGTGTAGGTGCCTTTGGTGTGGATGGAGTTGGGGTTGTTTTTGCAGCGGCAGGAGTTGGACTAAATGCTGGTGGTTTTTCCATTACCTTAGCAGCAGTTTGTTGAAGTGCTCCACCAGCAGACTTTGCTGCCTGAAGTGCTTTCTCTGGAGATGCTCCCGATGCTCTTGCCGATTGTGCTGCCTTCAATTCGGCAGATGTTGGAGTCCTTCTCTCAAAGGTAGTGCCCCCAAGTTTACCCATTGCAGGTCCTGCTGGTTTTGTGGGTGTTGGTGATACTTTAGCGGGAGCACCGGCAGAAGGTCTAGGAGCACCGCCAGAAGGTCTGGCGGCAGCGGGTGCTGGTGCTGCTGGTTTTGTGGCAGGAGCAGGAGTTCTAGTGATGGGAACAGGAGTAAGTCCAGGAGTTCTATTGGCAGGAGCGGCAGGAGCAGGAGTTTTTACTTGTGTGGATGGGGGAGCATATCTACCAAATCCACCAGTATTTTGGAAAGTTGGGGATGCAGGTTTCCTTGTTGGTTGTCCGTAAATACCTGTAGTTCTTGGTGTGGCGTCTGCACCGGAACTTGTTATAGATTTAATGGCATTACCTACAGCAGTATCTAACTTATTAGGTTTAGTTTTAGTATTTCCCCCCAGATTAGTTCCATAAATTTCTTCCAAATACTCTTCATACATCTCCTCCCAGGTATAATCACTCAGGTCATAACCTTCTTCAAGAAGTGAATTGACCCAGTTCTCAACTTCTTCCCAAACTTGCTCTTCGGTGAGTTCTTGAGGAGCATATACTGCTTGATATGCCTCCATCAAACCATATGCATCAGTACCAGTAAGTCTAGACATCTTTTCTTATAAGTTCTTTATAGTTTTATTTATAAAAAAAGAGAGCCTCAAGGACTCTCATTAGTTTTATTATTCAACCAAATATAAGAATAGTCGTGGTCTCCAAAAAGCACATCATCATATTCGGCAGCATCCTTATAAGATTTTATAATTTCTTCTTCACACCACTCATCGTAATTTCCATCACTATTGAGTATTTTTGGTGTCACAACTTGAATCCGGAGAAAGTATTAGCACCAACATCCTGTTTAATACCACCAATCACATAGGATTCTTTTTCCGTTTCCATAGGTGCCTCCTGAAGTTCTCTTGAATTCAACCAGTGTGAGGTCCAAGGAAGAGGATTATTCTTCGCAGGAATATCATAAAGTGGGCGAAGACCAATTGCCTTCATTCTGCGGTTGGCAGTCCATTCGACATACTGGCAAAGAAGTTTATCATTCAGACCAATCATAGAACCATCCTTGAACAAATATTCTGCCCAGAGTTTTTCTTGATTGACTGCATTCTCAAAAGTCTTATAGACCCACTGCTCTTCTTCCTGTGAGATTTTCTTCATATCAGGGTCATCACCCTCCTTCCATTTGTTGAGAATGTTCTGAGTAATGACCAAGTGCTGACTCTCATCACGGGCAATTAGACCGATGATTTTTGCACTTCCCTCCATAAGTTTGAGTTCGCCAAATGCAAAACTGCAAGCGAAACTGACGTAAAAGCGAATACCTTCAAGAATATTAACGTTTGCAACTGCTCTGAAAAGTTTTCGTTTGAGTTCATATCTTTCTGCCTGTGCGTAAGGAACTGATTCTTGGGCGTATTTCCAAAGTTCAGAAGTTCCATAATGTTGAGCACTATTGATGAAATCATTATATGCTTCGGTGACACTCACGGCACGTTCTAGGATTCTTTCATCACGAAGAATTGTATCAAAGACATCCGCAGGGTCCGAATAAACATTCTTAATGATATAGGTATATGAGCGACTATGAATCATCTCCATAAACTCCCAGACCTTCATACATGCTTCCAATTCAGGAAGAGAGCAGTAGGGAGCAAATGCCATACCGGGACCTCTTCCCTGAACCGAATCAAGCATAATCTGATATTTCAGATTACTGGTGAAAATATGTTTTTGTTCTGGACGTAATGTTTGATAATCACCACGATCTTTCTGAAGAGATATTTCTTCAGGTCTCCAAAAGTATCCAAGTTGTTGCTGAGTTAATTTATCAAAGATTGGATACTTGTAAGAATCATAACGCTGGATGCCCAGAGGTGCTCCAAAAAACATCGGTTGCTTTTTAGTATCTACCTCTTCAGAGTTAAAAACTGTCATTTGATTGACCACATTCTTCTCCGCTAGTTTTGTCTTAAAGTTAAAATCCATAATTTTTATTCTCTAAATTAACTCACACTTTTATATTTACTCAGGTCAGATTTTGCAACTTTCACAGTCGTTTTCATCAGAACTCATAATGTCATTCAGGAGTGATTGAAGGTCTTCTTTTGATTCTTCAACCACTTCATCGGTCTTAATGTCATAAGTATTCTGATAATAACTTGTTTTCCATCCCAATTTGTAAGTTGTAAGAAGGTCTTGTGCCA